ATCTTGATGTAAATTACTTAGAAGATTTGCTTAATGTATTAGATGCATTAGCTATAGCAGAAGATGAAGATGCTTTAGCACAGGCTACTAGTACACAAATAACAGGAACGTTATTAGGAAAAGACCCAGATACACAAATTACTACATTGATAACAGGAAATATTATTAGTTTAAGAAGAAATGTAAATGAATCTGTTCAGTTAGATTTAGATGGCAATGATTCATATACAGTAATCTTTATACAAGATGGCATATCTAATGTTATTAAGGTAAATGGTGGTAGTGATTCTGTTATAACTATAACTCAGAGTGATTAATGAAGAAGTTAATATTCATAATACTTATAATACTTATAATGCCTTTGTTGTATCAATCAACACTAACACAAATATTAAAATTAAAAACATTTGATACTTTTGTAAAACAACAAAAATCTAGTGGTAATTTTGTAATATTAAATATTACAGAACAAGATGTAGAAAATGAAGGCGGATATCCTTTACCAAGAAGAAGATTAGCTGAGATTCAAGTTGAACTTATTAATAAAGGAGCTATAGGAATAGGTTGGGTTATATCTTTTCCACAAGCAGATAGAATGGGTGGAGATAAAATCTTTGCACAAACTCTTGGATATGCACCATCTGTAATTGCTATGTTTGAAGATGGTAAAAATAACTATCCTAGATTTACAGGAACAGTTGTAAAAGGTAATAATATTGGTGGTATTATTAGTGAGGGAGTTAAAGAAAACCTAAACACTCTAGCAGATAATACATTACAGGGATTAGCTATTGCTCCTACAGAAGTTGACCAACTTGTAAGACGTATTCCATTATTAGTAAGAACACCAAATAATGAATGGATTCCTTCTTTTGGCACTCAAATATACAAAGCACTTTTTAATGTTAAAACTTACATTATCACTACAAATGATAATGGTATTCAAGAAATATCAATAAGAGGAATACCACCAGTTAAAACAGATAGCTTAGGTCGTAAGTGGATTAGTTGGGTAGATACGCCACAAACAAATTTAAAAGAAATGAATGTTGCAGGTAAGTTTGTATTTGTTGGTGTTACTGCTAATGGTGTAATGCCTCAAATTGCAACACCAGTTGGTTTATTAGAACCACACAAAATACAAACAGCTTTAGCTGAATCTATATTAATTCAAGACAGTCCTTACATACCTGATTGGAGTTTAGCAGCAGAATTATTAATATTTATTACTTCAGTAACTCTAATATGGCTTGTATTGCATTGGTTTGGAATAACTCTTGGTATTAGTCTATCTATATTTTTAATGTCTCTAACAGCCTTAGGTGGATATTATTTAATACAAAAAGGAATATTAATAGATGTTACATGGACTTTAATATCGCAGTTTATAACTGGTTCAATAGCTTTTTATTTAAGATTTAGAGAACAATACAAGCTTAGACAACAAATTAAAAAACAATTTGGTAAATATCTTGACCCTAGAATGGTTAAAAAACTACAAGACAATCCAGAACTTTGTAAAGTAAATGGTAATAGAGTTGACTGTAGTATTATATTTACAGACCTTAGAGGATTTACTAGCTTGTCTGAGTCAGTAGAACCTGAAATGGTTACATATATTATGAACAATGTATTAGATGTTCAGGTAAAAGCAGCTAATAAATATTTTGGATGCACTGATAAGTTTATTGGTGATGCAGGTATGTTTCATTGGAATACAATAATTCCACAAGATAACCACCATAATTTAGCTTTACAAGCAGCTAAAGAAATAGAATTAAATATTAACGAGTTAAATATTAAATTTAAAAAAGAAGGTATACCAGAAATAGCTATTGGTATTGGAGTAAACAGTGGCGTATGTATAGCAGGAAATTTTGGAGCTACTGATAGATTTGCATTTTCTCTTATAGGAGACCCATGTAATGTTGCAGCAAGACTTGAATCAAGTACAAAAGTTGCAGGAGTAGGTACATTGATAGGTGAAGAAACTGCCAAAAAATCTAAATTTAAGTTAAAATTATTAGAACCAATAGAGGTTAAAGGCAAGTCAAAACCATTACAGGTATATACATGGAAAGATGATGAGTAAAATTTTAATTGGAATAATATCAGTTTTAGTATTAAGTAGTTATTTGTTATGGAACGAAAATTCTAAACTTTCTTCTCTTAATCAAGCTTTTGAATTAAGAAGTCAAGAACAAAAACAAACAATAGAATCATTACAAAATGATTTTAGTTTACAAACATCTAGCTTATTAGATTTACAAAGTCGTAACCAAGAAATACAAAAAGAAATGTCAAGATATCTTGACATATTTAAAAGACATAATTTAAGTAAGTTAGCTTATGCAAAACCGGGTTTAATTGAACCTAGAGTAAATAAAGGAACTAAAGATGTATTTGATAGCATTGAAGAAGACAGTCGTAACATTGACAGTCTTGATGATGGTTTGCAGTTGCAGCCTGATACCAAGTAAACAAGTAGAAGTTATATCTAAACCTATACAAAGAACTATAGTGCAACCTGTAATGCCTAGAGAAATAGATTTAAAAGACCCATACTGGTATGTTGTATCAGATAAAAATATAGAAGAATTTTTAGAAAGAATTGAAAAAGAACATGGACAAGTGGTATTTGTATCTATGTCTGTTCCTGACTATGAATTGATGGCATATAATATGCAAGAACTTAAGAGGTATATAAATGAACTTAAAGAAGTTGTGGTCTATTATAAAAAAGTTACTACAAATACAGAGGAATAAAAGTATGAACATATCACAAGAAGGATTGTCATTAATTAAAAAATTTGAAGGCTGTAAATTAGAAGCATACAAGTGTGCAGCAGGAGTTTGGACAATAGGATATGGTTCAACTAAAAATGTTAAAGAAGGCGACACTCTTACTCAAGAAGAAGCAGATGATTTATTACTGCATGAGATGAATGAGTATGAAGGTTATGTAAATGATTTTGTTAAAGTAGAATTAAAGCAAAATCAATTTGATGCTTTAGTAAGTTGGGTATTTAATCTAGGACCAGCTAATTTAAAATCATCTACTATGCTTAAATTTTTAAATGCAGGAGATTATCATTTAATACCTAGTCAAATAAAACGTTGGAATAAAGCAGGTGGTAAAGTTCTTGAAGGTCTTATTAGAAGACGAGAAGCTGAAGCTTTATTATTTGATAATAAAGAATGGCATGAGGTTTAATAATGCCATTAAGAAAATTTCAATTTCAACCCGGAATAAATAAAGAAGGAAGTGATTATAGTAATGAAGGTGGTTGGTTTGATGCAGACAAAGTTAGATTTAGAAAAGGCAGACCAGAAAAAATAGGTGGTTGGTCTAAACATACTAGTCAAAGTTTTATAGGAACTTGTAGAAAAATTTATGTTTATAGAAGTGCAGAACAAACAGACTATTCAGTATTAGGAACACATCAAAAACTTTATGTTTTAGAAGGTGATGATTTTAATGATGTCACGCCAATTAGAGCTACGACAACAAACGGTATAGTCTTTGCAGCTACAAATGGCTCAACTACTATTACAGCTACTGACTCAAGCCATGGATGTGTTACAGGAGATTTTGTAACTATAAGTAGTGCAGTATCTTTGGGCGGTAATATTACTGCTGCTGTATTAAATCAAGAATATCAAGTTACTACTGTACCAAGTGCAGATACATTTACCTTTACAGCAACAGCTACAGCAAACTCTAGTGATAGTGGTAATGGTGGTTCAGGTGCAGACGCAGCTTATCAAATAAATGTAGGGCTAGATGTTTATGTTCGTTCAACAGGTTGGGGTGTAGGAACATGGGGTGAAAACACTTGGGGAGCAGCAGCAGGTATAACATCAATCAATCAATTAAGACTTTGGTCTATAGATAATTTTGGTGATGATACAATAGCTGCTATTAGACTAGGTAGTATTTATTATTGGGATGAATCTTCAGGAGTTAATACAAGAGCAGTAGAAGCTGCAACCTTAACTAATGCAAGTAATGTTCCAACTAAAGTTTTACAAATAATGATGTCAGATGTTGATAGACACGTTATAGCTTTTGGTTCTAATCCTATAGGCTCTAATACATTAAATCCTTTATTAGTTAGATTTTCAGATGCTGAAAGTCTTATAGACTGGACACCTTCTTCAACAAATTCAGCAGGTGGAGTTCAATTGTCTTTAGGCTCTGTTATTATTGGAGCATTAAGAACAAGACAAGAAATACTTATATGGACTGATGCAGGTATAGTATCTATGCGTTTTGTTGGTCAACCATTTATATTTAGTTTTAATGAAGTAGCAACAGGAATGTCAATGATATCTCCTAATGCTGCTATAAATGCAAATGGTCAAGTATTTTTTATGGATAGAGGTTCTTTTTATACTTATTCAGGAAGTGCTCAAAGACTGCCATGTACAGTATTAGATTATATATTTAGTGATATTAATACATCACAACTATTTAAAATATTTGGAACAAATAATCCTGAACATAATGAAGTAATGTGGTTTTATCCATCTAAAAATAGTATTGAAATAGATAGATATGTTATTTATAACTACTTAGAACAAACATGGTCTATTGGAACAACAACAGATAACTTTACTAGAACAGCATGGAATGATGCACCAACAAGAGTTTTTCCTCTAGCAACAAGTAAAGATGATAATACTAATATAAATTATTTGTATAATCACGAACTAGGTCATAGTTCTGATGGTGAAAACTTTACTGCATTTATAGAATCAAGTGATTTTGATTTAGACCCTGATGGTGAAAGATATATGTTTGTTTCTAAAATAATACCTGATTTAACTTTTAGAGACCAACAAAGTACAACAGATGATGTAACATTTACAATTAAAGGTAGAAACTATCCATTAGAAGATTTATCTACTTTATCTACTATATCTGTTACACCAAATTCTACATTTACAAATACAAGAGCTAGAAGTAGACAATGTGCTATTAGAGTATCTAATTCATCTAATGATTATGGATGGAGATTAGGTGATTTAAGACTTGATATTAAACCGGATGGAAGAAGATAATGGCAGAAAAAACAACAATACCTTTACCACTACCAACTTTAGATTATCAACAACAAGACCAATTTATTTTAAGAAGAACTATTGAACAAGCAATACAAGACATACATCAAGAAATAGGTTCATCAAAAAAAATGCAAAATTCTATTAGTACTAAATCTATTAGAAGGCATCAATTTTTATTAATGGGAGTTACAAGTGGCTGACAGTTTAAAAGTATTAGGACAATTAGACCCAGCAGCTACAACAGTTACAGTTCTTTATACAGTGCCTGATAAAACACAAACAACAGTTAGTTCTGTTGTTGCAGCAAATAGAACAGGTTCAGCAATAACATTTAGATTAAGTGTTCATGTAGCCGGTGCTACTGCTAACGATAAACAATATTTGTATTACGATAAATCAGTAGCAGCAAATGATTCATTAACTATAGTAATTGGTATAACATTAAATCAAACAGATGTTATTAAAGTATATACAAGTGCAGTAGATATGAGTTTCAATATATTTGGTTGCGAAACAACCGAGGAAAGATAGATGAATATAAAACAACAAACTAATAATGTAGCATCACAAGGTCGTTATGGCGATACTATGCTTATGCATGTTAATCCAGCAGAAGTGCAAGGATTAGCTTCTATTATGCCTTTAACACAAAATCCACAGACAGGTCAGCCAGAAGCTTTTTTACCTTTTTTAGCACCGCTATTAGGAAGTGCTTTAGGAACTGCAGGATTAACTGGTGCAGGAGCAGGAGCTTTAGGTGGATTAATAGGAGCTACTGGATTAAGTAGTGCAGCAGCAGGAGCTTTAGGTTCAGGTTTAACTACAGCTTTAATAGAAGGCGACCTTAAAAAAGGAATCATGTCTGGTATAACTGGTTTTGGTTTAGGTAAAGTTATGGGTGCAGCAGGATTAGGTGGTACTGAAGCAATAGCAGATGAAGCAAGTAAGGCTGCTATAACAGAAGCAGCAGGTTCTAATGCTGTAACAGCAGCAACACTTGGAGAGACTGCTGGACAAGCAGTAACAGATGCAGCAACAAGTAATTTTTCTGGAGATGCTATAGGTAGTTTAGTTGAATCATCAGGTTTAAATGCTAATGATTTACAAGAAGCTTTAGGCTCAGGATTAACAAGTCAAGCTGATTTAGTAGCACAAGCAAGTGCAGCGAATCCAAACTTTATTGCACCCGGAATGCAAGGATTTAGAGATAGGCTTGGTGCAATAGGCAAGGGTGCTTTTAGTGGAGATACAATGTCTGCTCTTACAAATCCAAGTGGCTATCTTCCTATTGCTTTAGGCGAAGGTCAAAAAGGTGTAATGGAATCACAAGAAAACTTTGAAAGACAAATGGCTCAAATGGAATTAGATAGAAAAAATGCTAGAGAAAAAATGTATGCAGATAATCCTGAAAATATACCTATGAGTTCAAGATACTATGGAGCATCAGGTGGAATAATGTCTTTAGCTGAAGGTGGTAAAACTTTACCAAAAGCACCTAAGAAAAAAAACCCACGCGATGATGAATTAAGATTTCCACCTCCACCACCACGTTTACCACCTAGACCAGTAGTAGATAATAGTTTTGAAGCAGCAATGTCAGGTTCACAAGACTATAGATATAAGCCAAAACAATCAACACAACCTGTTAGAGAAGCTTACCAAAAAATGCAAGTTAATGAGCTTACAGGTCAAGAAATGCCAACAGGACAATATGTTCCACCAAGTGATTATAAAGCTGGTGTTGATGCTGAGTTTAACTATTTTCCAAATTCAAATAGACCTGCAACTTATTTAGGTAATTATCTTGGAGGTATTGGAGGAATCGGAGGTATTGGAGGTATTGGAGGAATCGGAGGAATCGGAGGTATAGGAGGTATTGGCATTCCGGGACAAATAGGTATAGGAGGTAAAGGAGGAATTACACCACCTATAGAACCTATAGAACCACCTATAAATCTACCTATAAATAGACCTAGACCTATAGATAGACCTATAGATAGAC